CCCTACCAAAAAAGGCGCTGGTATGACAAAAAAAGGTATCAAAGAGTATCGTAGAAAAAATCCAGGCTCAAAGTTAAAAGGTGCTGTTACAGGTAAAGTAAAAAAAGGATCTGCAGCCGCAAAAAGAAGAAAATCATATTGCGCTAGATCTCTTGGACAATTAAAACGTAGTTCGGCTAAAACTAGAAATAATCCGAATTCAAGAATACGTCAAGCAAGACGAAGGTGGAAATGTTAAATGGCATCAGGCAAAAAAGACGCTTGTTATCACAAAGTCAAATCAAGATATAAAGTTTGGCCATCTGCTTATGCGTCTGGAGCTTTGGTTAAGTGCCGTAAAGTTGGCGCAAAAAACTGGGGTAACAAAAGCAGGCAAAAGAAGCGTTGTGGAGGCGAAGTAAAATTTGTAACAGCCAGAGGCTTTTCAAATATGCTCAAAGGCAAACGCAAAAAAACTAAATTAGGATAATGGCTAAAGAAGGTTTACGAAAATGGTTTTCTCGCAACAAAGGCAAAGGCTGGGTTGATTGCAAAACCGGTAAACCTTGCGGTCGTAAAAAGGGAGAAAAAAGAAAAGGATATCCAGCTTGTAGACCAACAATGGCTCAATGCACATCTGCAGCAAAAAAGAAGAAAGGGCCTAAACGAATTAGCTGGAAAAATGGTAGAATGAAAAAATCACATGGTGACGTCGTAGAAATTAGAATTGCCAGAGGATGTGGTAAAGTAATGAACGACAGAAGAAAAAAAACTAAATTTTATTAGGAGCAAAAAATGCCAGGATCAATGAGATTAAAAATGCGCGGCGGAAAAAAAATGCCCAAACGTGTCAAAAAACGTGGCGGCGATGCTGTTGTCAAAAAACGTGGTGGCGGAGCAGTTAACCTTCCAGCATTTAAAAAAGGCGACGTTGTTTGCGGAGCGGCTAACAGAAGACGTGCAAGACAAGGCGCTAACGTTAACAAAAAATAATGGCTTTATCTGGTTCAACAGACTTCGAGCCAAATGTTGCGGAGTTTATCGAGGAAGCATTTGAGAGGTGCGGTCTTGAATTACGTACTGGCTACGACCTAAAAACAGCAAGAAGATCAATTAACTTGATGCTTGCTGAATGGGCTAATCGTGGCTTGAATCAGTGGACTATAGAACAAACAACTCAAACAGTTACTGAAGGAACTTCAGAATATAATCTTGGAACTAACGTTATTGATGTTTTAGATGTTGTATGCAGAAGGACTGTTAACAGCACTCAAACAGATATTTCTATGGATAGGTTAAGCAGAAGTGAATATATAAACATTCCTAATAAAACAACAAAAGCCAGACCATCTCAATTTTTTATTGATAAACAAAACAATCCTGTTTTAAAAGTATGGCCAGCTCCAGAAAACTCAACTGATATTTTGGTATTTAATAAGTTAGTAAGAATGGATGACGCCGATGCTGCAACTAATACAATGGATATGCCTTTTAGATTTTATCCTTGTTTTGCTGCTGGTCTTGCATATTACATATCAGTAAAAAGAGCTCCTGAAAAAACAGCTTTACTGAAACAGCTTTACGAAGAAGAATTTGATAGAGCGATGTCTCAAGACGAAGATAGAGCTTCCTTTAGAATTAGACCTTTTAGAAGTGTGGTTTAAATGGCTTACGCAAGTGGAAAATTTGCTGTAGCTTTATGTGATAGATGCGGTTTTAAATATAAACTACACACTCTAAAAGAGGAATGGAATGGTTTAAAAACATGTAGAGAATGTTATGAACCAAAACATCCTCAGCTTACTCCACATACAGCACCAGCAGATCCTCAAGCTATTTACAAGCCAAGACCTGATACAGATAAAGAAGTTGGAGAAGGTTTTGTTATAACCAATAATGACAATATTATTAGTAGCCCTATACCGGGTTATAGAATAGAAGGAGAGCTTGGAACAATTACGGTTGGTGGCGCAGCAGAATCACCTGCTCCAACACCAGCTCCGACGCCAGCTCCTACACCATCGCCATCACCTAATATATATACTGTTACGGTTCAAAATTATTTAGGATCAAATTATTTTTACATAGACGGTTCAAGAGCACCCGCTTTAACATTAACAGAGGGCAACACTTATAGGTTTGATCAATCAGACAGTACTAACGCAACCCATCCTTTGCGCATCTCTACTACTTCTGACGGAACACATGGGGGTGGTACAGAATATACCACTGGCGTAACCAAGGTTGGAACTGCTGGCAGTTCAGGAGCATATACAGAAATACTGGTAGCATCTGGGGCACCAACATTATATTATTATTGTTCAAATCACTCAGGTATGGGTGGTATACTTTATACAACATGAGCAGTCCACTAACATTATCAGAATTAAAAACACTTATTCAAAATTACGTTGAAAACGACGAAACCGTTTTTGTTAATACGCTTGACGATATAATAAAAAACGCTGAAGAAAGAATATTTGAACTTGTTCAGTTTGATTATTTTAGAAAAAATGTTCAAGGAAGCATGACAGCTGGAGCTAGATTTCTTACAGCTCCAGACGATTTTGAATTGAGTTTTTCATTAGCTGTTATAGACAGTAATGGAGACTATCATTATCTAGATAAAAAACATCCTAGTTTTATGCAAGAATATGCTCCTGATCCAACCGATAGTTCTGCAAGAGGTAGACCTTTATACTACGGTGATTTTGATAAAGATTTAAATACAGGTTTTAGAGAATCAACTATTATTTTGTCTCCTGTCCCAGATCAAAATTATACAACTGAACTTCATTATCTTTACAAGCCAAACTCTTTAGTAACAGATACTACTGGGACTTGGATATCAGAACATGCAAGAAATGCATTACTTTACGGATGTCTTGTAGATGCTTATACTTTTATGAAAGGAGAGCCTGATTTACTTACTTTGTATGAAAATAGGTTTAATCAAGAAATAGCTAGATTAAAAAATAAAGCTGAGGCTCGAGGACGAAGAGATGAATACAGATATGATTCATTAAGAACGCAAGTTACTTAAAAATTAAAAAGGAGAAGATATGAAACCAATCAAGAAACTTGAAGGTAAAACTGTAGCTATTGTCGGCATGGGCAAAAGCTGGTTTGATTACAATTTAGCAAAGTCACATGGTTCACACTTTGATGAAGTATGGGCTATTAATTCAGTAGCATCCGTTATTTATCACGATAGAGTGTTTATGATGGATCCTGCGTCTAGATTTTTAGATACAGATGATGCGGGCGGACAAACTGACAGCATGTCAAAATTACTCCAAGAACACGAAGGTCCAATCTATACATGTGAATTAGATGACAGGTGTCCGGGTCTTGTTGAATACCCAATTAAAGAAGTATTAGCTGGATGTGGTTCTCATTATCTAAATAATACTGTTGCTTATGCTGTAGCTTTTGCAGTGTGGAATAAAGTAGGCAAAATTAAAATGTTTGGTATAGATTTTAGTTATAAGGGTAATTTACATTTCGCTGAATGTGGAAGAGCGTGTGTAGAGTTTTGGTTAAGTAAGGCTATGTTTAATGGTATTCAGGTAGAGGTTGCTGCTACAAGCGGACTGCTTGATACCAATGTTCCAAAAAATGAAAAGCTGTATGGCTATCACAGACTAGATGATCCTTTGGTTGTAATTACAGATGAAAAAGGAATATTAATTGCAAAAAAACAAAGTGAAGTAATGCAATACAAACAAGATCAAGCGCCAGTTTTAATTGATAAACATGACAGTCATCTTAAAAAAAATAAAGTAGGAGAGCCAAATAAATGGTAATGAGTTATAACGCTGGGCCCGAACTTGGAATGATTGAAATTCATACAACTAATGAGGGAGGTCATCCAGTTGAGTTTTGGTCAGATCTTTGCATCAAAAGAATATTATCTGTAAGCGAAGAAGCACCTGCAGACGTGCAAATACAGGTAAAAGCTTTTCAAGAGAACATTCAAAAAGTAATTGAACAATATATGCAAAATGCTATAAAATCTGATAGGATTACAATTAATAATCAATTAGAAAAAGCAGGTTTCAAGGAAGCCGCTGATTTAATTAGGAAACTTTAACTATGGCAATTACATCAACACTTACTACTAGCTTCAAAAAAGAATTACTGCTTGGTAATCATAATTTTACAGCGGGTACTGCTGGAGATACATATAAACTAGCTTTGTATACTTCATCAGCTACTTTAGGAGCTACTACAACCTCTTTTACAACTTCCCAAGAAGCTTCTGGTACTAATTACACTTCAGGTGGGGCTAACTTAACTAACGTTACTCCTACATCAAGTGGTACTACAGCTTTTACAGATTTTGCTGATTTAACTTTTGGTACAGCTACTATAACAGCTAGAGGATGTATGATTTACAACTCAAGCGATAGCAACAAATCAGTTGCAACTATTGACTTTGGTGGTGATAAAACTTCAACTGCTGGAGACTTTACAATTGTATTCCCAGCCGCTGCTTCTTCAACAGCTATTATAAGAATAGCCTAAGTCAAACATTATGTTTGGCGATCAAGCAGCTACTAAGCTGATTGTTGATTATTCCTTTAATAATGTTTTAGATGTAGGCTCTGGGCCAAAATCTTCTGTATGGTCGTTGTTTGATAAGAACGACAAGCAAGTAGTTAGACAAGATATAAATCCTGAGTACAGTCCTGACATCTTAGGGGATTTTAACTCAATTGAAATAGACGGTCAGTTTGATTGTGTATGGTGTTCACATGTTTTAGAGCACCAACTTAACGTTAATCATTTTCTAAAAAAAATATTTGCATGCTTAAAAGATGATGGCATTCTTGCAATTACCGTTCCTCCCCTAAAAGAAGAAATAGTAGGCGGTCACGTTACTGTATGGAATGCAGGACTCCTTTTGTATAATCTAATTTTAGCTGGCTTTGATTGCAAAGATGCGTCTGTAAAAAGTTATGGCTATAATATAAGTGTTATAGTAAAGAAGAAAAAAGCAGAGCTACC